CTCTTTCTGTTGTAGCTATATCTAATTTTGAAACTTTTAATCCAGCAACTTTAAATATGCAGGTTGGAGAAATCAGAATGTTTAAAGCTGCATCCGCTGTTGGTTCACCGTGGGGCTCTGCCTCCTCTTGGGTAGGATTCATAGTATTGGTACAGAGTGGATATTGGAAGTATGAGGCATTATCTTCTGTAGATGGAGATGGAATTGCTATTGGATATTATAGGAGCAATAATGGATTTGATGGGTGGAAATATTTTCCATCATTATCATCTAGTGCTGTATCATGGAATAGGGGAGCTCCATTTGAACTAACAATAAAAAACTTCAATGTAAATGGGGTAAATGGAGGATTAATAGCACCCAGTTCATGGAATGGTAGTTATCCATTAAATATATGGGCACCTACAAATGCAGGAGCTGAAGGACAGGTCCTCACATCATCAGGAGCTGGATTAACTCCAGTATGGAAAGATCTTACTGACATACCTGCTGCAGAGTCAGCGAAAAAATTATCTAATCCACGTCTTATCTGGGGACAATCCTTTGATGGAACTAAAGACGTTGATGGTGCTTTCACTATGAATATGAATACTGGACCACATGCTCTTACCCTTAATATTCCTGCAGGTGCAAATGTTATCAATGTTAATAGTGGGAGTTATACGATATCTGCGAATAGTATACATACTGTTGACGTACGGAAAATATCTTCTACTTTTTCTAAAGGGTGGAGATATCTAGACACTAAGTCATCATCCACTGGCTTATATGTTTTTGGTGTATATGGACATGCAGGGACTGTGGATTATTATTTCTACGGAGGAAATTATAGTTCGCCTCTTCTTAAAATTAATAGAAATACATCATCCCCTAGAGCTGAATTATCTGGAATAATGCAGGCAAGTGGATTTAAAACACCATCGGGAGATTCTTCTCAGTTTTTAAAAGCTGATGGTAGTGTAGATTCTAATACCTACATAACAAATATTAATCTCACATCCAGGTTAGATGATTATGTTACAACAGAAACCACAATAAATAGGAAGGAGATAGGTGATGGTGTGAATTTGGTACCCTCAGATCTGGGAATACAACAGAAAAATATAAATATAAACGGAAGCTCTAAAACTGTTTATGCTCCTAATACTGAAGTGATAGGAACCATATATGCTCCTACTTCTGCAGGGAATGCTGGACAAATCCTTAAATCTAATGGGTCTGGTCCACCTGTTTGGGCTAATCTCTCAGAAGCAGAGTATGGAGAAGAAGCAACATTCTATTTTTCGACTAATAATGGTGGTACAATATATGTCCCTGGACATGAGCCAAAACAGTTACCCCCTAATAGTACTGCTCCTGTTTTATTCTATGATAGAGCACCAGTATTTATATCTTTCAATTCAAGATCTCAATGTAGAGACTTGAAGCTATCTCTACTACTTGGTAGTAGTAATAAATTCGTTTTATATCAAATGAGTCGCAATAATTTAACTGGTCTGAATAATGGAGTAATGGTCCAATATGATTATACAGCTGCTATAGGTTCCTCTTACCCAACGCTGGCTGGAATAATCTTTTATCCTAGTGATGGATGTACATATTTATTGGAATACAATCCTACATAATAAGTGTAAATAATTATGAAAATAAGAGAAATTATTAATAGTAGTCAAGCCCCCTCTTCTCTACAAGATCTGTGGTTGGACAGAGGCAGTCTTAAATATTTTAGTGGCAGTGGATGGAAAGCTATAAACGCTTCAGGTACCCCACCTGCTGATGATGAAGATAAAGAAGAACTTGAAGAAAAGGTTGATAGTTTAGATAAAGAAATGGGTGAAGTAAAACAATCTATTTCTAATATAGAACAATACTTCAGTCCCTCAGTATTTCTCTCTATTGGTGACTCGGATGAAGTTAAAGCTTCAAATTTAGCTGCTTTATCTCCTATTTCTGTAGGAGATCCATTACAATGTGAAATCAACTACGGTTTTGGAGTAGGTAGAATGTCCTCTAGTGGGGGATTTGCTCATGTAACAACCTCGGAAGGTTACGAAGTTTTCTATGATATATCTACAGATGGAGCAGTAACCAAGAACAGTACGTATGTTAAACCCAATGAGCCATTACAGGTTGTGCTCTCTGTAGAGGATTTAGAATCTGCAGTAGATGATACAACTTCAGCTGCTATACAAAAAGCAGCTCTTATTGTGATTGTTGATGAAGAGGGTAAATCTACAGTTTACACTAGAATAATGAATGATAGCTCTTCTAACCCATCATTTTTTGTTCCATCATCAGATAATACTCTAATGAGACTTACTTTCAGCATTACTAGTAAAACATTTTCATCTAGTGAATACAAGCCTGACATAACTATAGTCGCTGCTACTGTAGATACATTAGGAGCAGTTAAACAAGCAGATAGAGTAAATGACCTTAGTGTATCAGCAGAATTAGCTGATGTAGTTACTGCATTTAATTCTCTATTATCGAAACTAATTACTGCTGGGATAATGGTTCAGAAACCAACCTAAATAAATAATAAATATATAATAAATAATCTTCTTATATAGTTGTATGAGAGGATTATTTATTATATATTTGCATGTTATATAGCTATGAAAGTATGAAAAAATATATAATAATAGGCTTAGTTATATTGGCAGCTATTTTGGTGGCAAGCATATATATATTATACACTAGTAATAGAAATCTAAAGGAGGAATTAGAGATAGTTTCCTCTAATCAAAAGGCCTTTATAGCTGAAAATTCAGCATTAAAGGATGAAAATATAATGTTTAGATTAACTGTAGAGCAGTTAAAACAATATAATGATTCTATTCTTATTAAGATGAATAATGTAAAGGAGGAGCTTAAGATAAAAGATAAAAACCTTAAACAAATGCAGTACCTTCTTTCTGAGGCTCAGAAGAAAGATACTATTATGTTTAGGGATACTATTTTTAGTAGTCCTTCTTTAAATATTGATACTATTTTGGGAGATCAATGGTATAAGCTGAGCTTAGGACTTAGATATCCTAATACTATCATTGTTAATCCAAGTTTTATTAGTGAGAAATATATTGTAACTAGTTATAGGAAGGAGACTATTAATCCACCCAAGAGATGTTTTATAGGCAGATGGTTTCAAAAAAAGCATAAGATAGTAGAAGTAGAAGTTGTTGAGAGGAGCCCATACATAGAGAATAAAAAACAAAGGTTTGTAGAAATTCTAAAACAACATTAATATGATTGATGTAGGTATCCTAATTACCGGAGGTATTGGTTTAGTCTCAACAGTAGTAAGTGGTTGGGCATCATGGTTCTTTGCTAGAAAGAAATACAATGCTGAAGTGGACTCTAATGAGATAGAAAATTTAAAGAAATCGCTTGAGTTCTATGAGAGTATTGTAAAAGATAATAATAAAAAGCTTCAGTTTTACATTGACTTAGCTGAGAATAATAGGATTGAGGTATATAGATTAAAGGGAGTAATACATAGGCTTCTCAATAATTCATGCCTTGATAATGGATGTATTAAAAGAATGTTTTATACGGAGGAACAGATTAGGGATATTCTAGGTGAAGTTGCTCCACATATAGATGAAGAAGATGCAATTAAAGCTTGAAAGAAAATATTTTAAGAAAGGGTACACGATAGGAAATCTATATATCAACGGAGAGTTCTTCTCTAATACTCTTGAAGATGAGAATAGAGATTTGAATAAAAATGGTAAGTTTGATAATGGAGAATCTAAAGTGAATTCAGAAACATGTATCCCATTTGGAACTTATAAGGTAGTAGTTAGCATATCTCCAAGATTCGGAAGAAAGCTTCCTAGATTATTAAATGTCCCTTCTTTTGAAGGTATATTAATCCACAGAGGAAATGAGGCGAAAGATACTTCTGGGTGCATTCTTGTAGGAGAAAATAGAGAACCAGGTAAAGTACTTAACTCAACTAGATATGAATTAAATTTAGTTAAAATTCTAGAAGCTGCTATTGCTAAAGGAGAAGAAGTTACAATCGAAATTATTTAATTGTTTAATCTTTTAATATTTATGCTATGGCAAAGAAATGTGGAGGTAAGAAAAAAGGTAGAGGTAAAAGAGTGTAATTTAGTTAAACCTATTTGATATGGCAAAGAAAGCAAGAGGAAGGAGAAAGCCTAACACTATTGTAGCAGGCTTGTCAAAGAGTAGGAGATATAGTGATGGAGGGAAACTTAAGAAGTAAGTTATATAAAGCTGAAATAACCTTAATCAAAGCACTGCCTTTTCTATTGGCAGTGCTTTATTGGATAGCTACTGTATTAGATTATTATATGATAAGTAGCACTATAATAAATTACATAGCACTAGGTATATTATATGTATTCATCTATATATCTTCTTATGTATTTAAATTTTGTGAGTATCATAGGATGCCTATTCATTATATAGTATTGATTAATATATTAAGTGTATATGATGTATACATAGGAATACCATTAGATACGTTTAGATTAATGCAGATGTATGCTATAGTAACATGTTTATTCATATTTCTTACTGTATATCTATATGTTAAAAATCATCAGAAACCTACTAGCAAAGATAATTGATGATATAGATGCAGGTAATTCAAATATAACAGAAGATGAGGCAATTAAGTTAATTGATACTTTAAAAGAACTAACTGATAAAGAGAAGAGATTAAGTAAGTACGCCGCCTGCAGATATCTAAATATAAGTAGAGCAACTTTTGATAATTATGTTAGGGAAGGTAAACTTCCTAGAGGAAAACATGAAATTGGATTTAAAGAGTTAAGTTGGTCTAGAAAAGATTTAGATTATTTCATCAAGAAGAATAAGGAAAATCAAAGCTTGCTTAATAATATCTATAATGAAGTTTGCTAAAGTAATAAGGAAGAGAGGAAATCATGGTGACGCAAAGAAAAATTAATATCCCGATCTTTGATTACAAATTAACTATAGTTATATTTGATAAGTGGGAAGAAGTAGAGCATCTATTTGATGGTGGGCCGGAGCCTAGGGCTATAACCAAAACTAGATATGGTGCATCACTTGTAGCAATCAACTCTAAAAAAGGGGACAGTATTATCCATGAAGCTGAACATATTAAGAATGCTATATGGAGCTATATAGGTTATAGTCCTCAAAGAGACAATGATGAAGTAGATGCATATTTAATTGCTTACATCTACAAGAGAATTATAGAAGTATATTCTAAGCATGATAAATCGTGCTCTTCTTGATAGTAATTTTACATTAGCATTGAGTTATAAATTTATAGATTCCTAAGATGTTATATACTAATATCTTAGGAATTTTTATTTTATATGGTTAGTAATGATAGGTATTCTTACATACTTAACTTATCTTTGTGCCATGTAAGCTTACAATAATATAAATAATGTTAACTAAATTCAAGAATTGCTATTATGGAAATTATAGAGAAGCAAGTTGAGAAAGTTAAGGAAGTTCCTTATGGTTATGGCTACTATGATGGTTATGGTAGAAATGTCGTAGGAAAAGCTAATGCTGGCTTAAATTGCTAGGTCAGGATAAACTCCCTTAATTGCTGGGAAGCCCTGACAAGGGTAATCAGCAGCTAAGCTTTGAATTTTTTATTTAACCTATTGTGAATTCCAATAATATCTAGTATATTTGCGCCAAAAATTATTAGATATGATAGGAACAATTTACAAATTAACTTCACCTTCTGGTAAATCCTATATAGGCCAAACTATAGACCAAAGAAGAAGAAAATCCAACTTTTATAATATTAATTGCTATTATTCAGGTCATAGATTAGATAATGCAATTAAGAAGTATGGAGTGGATTCCTTTACTTACGAAATTCTAATTCAAATAATAGAAGACTCAAGAGATATTTTAAGGGACAAATTGGATGAATTAGAGAAGTATTACATAGAAAAATTTGACTCCTATAACAATGGATATAATATGACTTTAGGAGGTTCTGGAACTAAAGGATGTTTTCATACAGAAGAAAGTAGAAGGAAATTAAGTATTACAGCTATAGGTAGACCTTCTCCAATTAAAGGTAGACCTTTATCAGAAGAACAGAGGAAAATATTATCTGAATATGCTAAAACCAGAATAGGAAGTAAAAATCCTTTTTATGGTAGAAAACATTCAGATGAGGCTAAAACTAAGATAAGAGTAGCTAATAGTAAACCTGTTTTACAATTAGACTCTAAGACAGGAGAAGTGATTAAAGAATTTTCTTCTGCTAGAGAGGCTGCTAGAGCTTTAAATAAGCCTAAATCTTATGTTGAGATAGGAAAAGTTTGTAAAGGTTATGTGTCTCCTTCTGGAAGACATTCTGTTACGGCAATAGGTTATAAATGGAGATTTAAAGAAAGTTCAACGACTATTCCAATTGGAAGTACATTACAAGTTTATGGTAATGGAAATGGGGAGCCTTGTAGAAATACAAGTGAAGATATAGTCTAGACTGTAGATATAAATAAAACTACAGAAGTTCATTAGAGAACTGCATAGATGTTGCGAATCTATGTGAATATTCATAGCATTAGGTATTGTTGGTACAGTACTTGGTGGTGCTGCCTTATTTGGTAATAGGAGAAATGGACTTCTAGGGGTCGGCTCAAATGGTGATGGAGCTAATATAGCTATAGCATCCTGTGGTTATGCAGGTGGTAATAATGTGGCTCCTACAGCTTTCCAAGCATGGGAAAAAGAGTGTGAGGATACCTTAGCTTTGCAGAAAGGTCTTTATGATTGGGCTCTTGCACAGCAGTCTCAGAGATTTACAGATAGACAAACTCTAAATACGGAGCTATTTAATGTTTGGAAAGGCCAAGTGGATGCAGACTTTGGCTTATATAAAAGTACTAGAGATGGGTTTGACGTACTTAGGGCAGAACATAATACTGATGCTTTTAACCTTTATAAATCTCAGAGGGATTCCGATGATGCTATTTTAAAGGAACTATCTGACCTAAAGGCCCAAGTTGCTATTAATGCTGCTATTAGACCCTATCAGGATAAGCTAATCCAATGTGAGATTGATAAGGCATTTACTGCTGGTATTAATTATACAGACAGGAAAACCTGCAAGATGATTGAAGGGCAAGTAGTATTGCCTAATACTCCTACTGTAACAGGCTTTGGGAGCTATTGTTGCTGCCGCAGCGCTGCTTCCACAGCGACTCCTACAGCTGAGTAATGAATAATAGGGGATAAGAGATCTCTTATTTAAAATACTAATCTTAAAATTATAAGATATGATTCCGGTAAATCAAGTTATATTAGGAGGAGATCCCTTGTTAGGAGGGAGTGTAATAGGAAATAGCTTAGATGAACAATTACAATTACTAGAGAGATATAAGCAGAATCTAGAAGCTGCTAAGCAAATGAAGCAGCAGATTCAGCCACAGACTACTCAGGCAGTTCCTGTTCAGAAGTTAATATGGGATGACATTGATGCAGAAGTAGAACCAATGACAGAGGAGCAGAAGAGTAGATTATTTCAGGATGATGATTATGTAGAAACTTATACTAAGATTCAAAATATGGTTAATGCTGAAATTCTTAATCTAGTAAAGAGTAGAATTGAAAGTACACAAGAAGGTAAGGAACTATTATCTCATCAGTTAAAAACAGTCAAACGACTTAAGAGTAAGATTATTGATGAAACTAATAGGGAAATGGAGATGTTTAGGAAGTTCAGGGAATTTAGTAAACAGCACCCTGAAGTGACTTATGAAGAATTTATTAAATCAAATATGTAATTATGATGACTGTGTTACAATTGACTGACAGAGTTAAATCCTACGTAAGTGCTCAACTAGATTCTATGTCTAGGACTAATCCTATGATTAGTTTCACGAAACCTCTAATTACTAGGATATTGGATAAAAATTTTGGTAAGATTACTAAAGCTTTGGACCTAATAGCTGATGAAAATGGTAATGTGGATATAGAAGGTATACTATCAGAAATGATGGATAATCTTATGACTACTCAACCATTTACTATTAAGACTTCATTTATCGGAGATGTGGAGATAGGAGGAGGAAATATTAAACTTAATATTCCTCTCACAGATAAAAGATTAGTATTTAACATGTCAGACTTGGAGAATTTCAAGGAAATGTTAATCACTAAAGATTGAAAATATGGATGAGCTTATGTTAATGGAATACCTAAAGAACAAAGGTATAGACAGAAATATGAGTGAGCAGGAATTTATGAATAAATTTAGGGAGTTCATGTCTAAAGAAGATAGAAATACATATAAGAGACATCATGGAGATGATAGAGTGTATGATGATTTCTATATGAGTAGATATAACAGGTATCCTAATGATTCTGATAGAATGTATCACTCTGATAACAGGGGACAACGAAGATTCTTTGATAAATTCAATAGAATGTCTGAAGATATGAGTGAAGAAAGCATGTATGAGATGATGAAAGCCATGAAGGACCGATATTCTGGAGATGAGCACTTTAATGAATCTTATGCAAGATATCTAGTATCTAATATGTACCATACTGAAAATGGCCGAAAGTATGTTGGGGAAAAATTTGATATGACTAAAGCCAAAGAGGTGTGTGAAAGGTATAGGGGTATTCTATCACAATCCATAACTCATGCTGATGTATATGTAGCCATTAATTCTCATTATCATGACTATTGTGAATTGTTTAAAGCATGGTTTGGGGATGGAATAGATCAGAAGATAATAGAATCAGCCATTATATTCTGGTTTAAGGATGATGACTACAGAGAAGGCTCTAAATTATGGAACTATTTCAAAGAAAATTAACAAGATGGGGTAGAATAATAAATATTCTACCCCTATTTTATAATGTTAAATACTAGTTTTCCTTATACTATTATAAATATTTTTCTTATTAAGTTGTCACCCTTAAAATTTGTATATATCTTTGTATTGTGAACTAAATAATAGGAGAAATATGGAGGAAGAACTTAGTTTAGATAACATCCTGGAGACAGAGGATATAGAGAATCTGTTTTCAGAACAAGAAACACAGGAGATCACAAATAGTGAATCTCCTGAAGAAGATAAAGAAACTACTGAGACTGTTAATGTAGATAATTTATTTACTGATGAGTCAGAGAGCGTAGGTAGTGAAGAGAATAATGCAAGGGATAAGGAAGATACCGGCTTATCTAATGATAAAGGTGCTTCTCCTACAAACAACTTCTACTCTTCCATTGCCAAAGCTCTTAGAGAAGAAGGTATCTTCCAAAACCTTGATGATGAAGTTAATATCTCTAGTGCTGAGGATTTTGCCAAAGCTATGAGAGATGAAATCACTGCTCAATTTGATGAGAGACAGAAAAGAATTGATGAGGCTCTGAATGCTGGTGTAGAACCACTGGAGATTAAGAGATATGAGAATACTCTTGGTTATCTTAACTCTCTTCAAGATAGTCATCTAGCTGATGAAAGTGAAAAAGGAGAGAAGCTAAGAGAGCAACTTATATATCAAGACTTTATTAACAGAGGATATAGTAAAGAGCGTGCTCTAAGAGAGGTGAAAAAGTCCTTTAATTCCGGTACTGATATTGAAGATGCTAAAGAAGCACTTATCAGTAATAAGGAGTTCTTCCAGAATGAGTATGATAGCTTGATTCAAGAGGCTCAGGAAGAGGAAAAAAGAGAAATACAGAGAAGAAAAGAGCAGGCAGAACAGCTTAAAAAGTCTATTCTAGA